TTTATTTACAGGAACATTCGCCACGTTTTTTACCTCCCTTCTTCTTTTTCTTCTTTTTCTTCATTCCAGTGTGATAAGGCATGATAAGAATTAGGTTTCTTAGTATATTCTAAACGAAGTTTGGCCTAATGTCTCTGGTTTTGCAAGGTTGAATTGTTGCAGACAAAGATAACCAAAAGCATCAAACGCATGGTCAACCCCTAAATTTTTATTAGGTAAACCAGTATTCGGTGCATATGTAAGAGTTCTAAGCGATTTTATTAATTCTTTACAACGTGGATGTATTAAAGTCCTTCGATCTCCATTCGCATCATACAAAGCAGTATTTACAGCAGTAATCTTATCTCTAATTTTCCAGGGTGATTTAGGACTCATAACAGTAAATCCACTACGTCTAAGAATATTGTGGTCAGTAGCACCAACTCCACTTGTTTTTCTTGCACTACCCGTTGGGTCAGGACAAGCAATAATTCTTCGATCCACCCCATATCGTCTTGTAACTTCTTCAGCAAAATCCCAAGTTGTAGCTCCACCCGTCAACATAATCTCATCAAACACATAAAGCATATCGTTATGCTTAACAGCACAGACCCCTGCCATAGGATCAACGTTAAAATCTAAACCCAACAACAATGGCAGCATATGTAGGTCTTGCACTTCTTTATCAATATTGTCATCAGCAAAGCTAACAGCAACTAAACCAGTAAGATTTTCAAAACTTGCCTCAAATTCTTGTCTAAATGTTCTTGCATCCAACTGACCTCTAGCTGCTTCAACTTCTTCTGCTGCTACATTCCCTCCCTCAATCGTAGTAAAACTCCACCTTTTCCAATCTTCCCAATCCTGTTCGCCACAATAACACCACATATCATAAAACCAACTGGCAGTTCCATCAGGAGTACTAATAAACAAAGCCCATCCCTGCTTATCAGCCAAAGCAGGTCTGATAACTTCAGCCCATACATCCTTATCCATAAACGCTGCTTCATCTAAAACAACACCAGCTAAACTTCTACCCCTCAATGCCATCGCGTTTTCTGTTCCTTTTAACTCAATAGTCGATCCATTTATCAATTCCAACCTTAAATCAGTCTCATTCTTACTCTTAATCCATACTTTTGGTGTTAACCTCTTTAACTCCTTCCACGCAATATCCTTTGCCATCCGATAAGTAGGAGCACAATAGAAATATACTTCACCAGGTCGATTGATAGCTCCTCTGAGCAATTCAATACAGGAAAGGTATGATTTACCAAACCTTCTTCCTGCAACCAACACCCGAAATCTTTTATCACTATTAAATACCTCCCCTTGTGCATACCTTAAACTTATTTCTTGCTGTTTTGTAGCCGTCATACACCGAAAATAACAGTTTTTTTATCTTATACCCCCTCTTTATAGCCTATTTCAGCATTTTTAGGTTATTATTTCATTAACAACCCTTAACAAGATCAAGTCCGTGGCTTCTTCTGCTTTTCCTGATAACGTATTCAATAATCCTCTCGCACAACCAGCTAAAAAAAGAACTAGATCTTCAGTATCAGATGTTTTAAAAAGATCTCAACGTCTTTATGCTCGTCAACTTGAAGGTAAGACTACTCGCCAATTAGTAATAGAACACGCAAATATAGAAGGAATTTCCGAAACTACCGCCTGGCAAGATTGGGATAAAGTAAAAGTCTGGAATAATGAAGATTGGGAAAAAGATAGAGAAACTTTACTTCCACGTTTACAAGCCATGAGAGTAAGACTTTTCAATAAAGCAGTAAAAAAAGGTCAACTTCAAACAGCAGCACAAATCTTAGATTCTCTAGGCAAAGTTATAGGTGAATCCGTAGAAACAGTTAACATCCAAGCTCCAGAACTTTCAATAAAAGTAGAACCAAAAAATTAACCGATATATATTTAAGTCCCCCGCCCTGGCCTAGAAAAAAATTTTTTAACCTACAGTCCCCCCAAGTTCATAAAAGTCCATAGAAGGCCATAGAAGTGCCTTAGAGATCAAATAAGTTCAAGCAAGTTCAAAGAAGTTCAAAAAAGTTTTCGCAGGTTCAAAAAAGTTTCTTAAAGTTCCAATAGGTTCAAAAAAGTTCAAGTTGGTTTAAAATATTTTCTTTTAGTAAACTTTGTTTACTTATAGATATAAATTTGATATATTGGAATAGTTATGTATTTTAGATTATTTTTGATTCTTGCTTCTGGTTCTTTGGTTCTTACTTCTGGACTATCAACAAAAATTATTTTTAGTCATACATAACCAACTAAAAACAAAAACTAATTTTCATTACTTCTCAAATGAACTCAATCAACTTATTTCCAACAGAAGACAGACAAGTCTTGAAAGCTGACAAATTAAACATAAGTTTTAATTTTGCATCTTATAGCTCAACTCTAACTATTAGAGATAACAACAAAGAACTTACTATTTATCTAAATGAGAAAGTAGTAATGGATCATGTACTAAACAGCATTACTAACTTAAATGTAAGTTATGCAAGCAATAGAGACTACATGATAGAGCTATTCAAAAAAGTAGTAGCTCAGATTGACAAGATGGAGAATAAAGACAAAGAAGTTCTTGCTTCTTATTTTGTTAACAACATCAACTACAACACCAAAGAGGAGGTCAAGTAAATGCAAGACACAAAACAAACTCATGTAAAAGTAACAATGCCTAAGGATTTATATTCTAGGCTTGTTACAGAATCCTTAAATGTATTAGGTGAAGAAAATCTTTCACAGATGATAAGAACCATATTAAGGAAACATTTAAAATGAAATTTATTTTTATTCCTTACATACTTTTATTCTTAATTCTTATTTAAAACAATGCCAGAAACTAAAGTTACTTATCATAATCCAGAGGATCCTTCCTCTGGTTATACCATTGAGAATCCTTACGAAACTAAAATAAAATTTATTACAGATGCAGTTCCTGAAGGATTTATTGAAATTCCTAAAATTACAGTTATTGGATTAATAAATTTTCTATATGTTGGAGAAAATACGGAAAGAGATGGGAGATGCGGTTTCCGATCTCGTGCAGTATCAGAACTAAATAACTGGTTTGGTACTAAAAAAACTTATAGGTTTTGGAGAAAAGCTCTAAGGCCTATGTATGAGGAGATGGGAACACATAAAAGAAGATAAACTAAAACTAAGATATTATTAAGCTCCAGAAGAAAATTCTGGAGTTTTTTTATTTGAGAAAATTCTCAATAATTTTTTTTATTGAGAAAAATTTTTTTATAATATTTTTAAAATTTAATTAATTTTTAAAAAAAAATAATCAATAATGAATGGCAATAATGAATGGCAATAATGAATGGACTTTTTAATTGTTTTTTATATCGTTTTGATATATTATTAAGTAGTAAACTTTTATTTACTATCATGCGTGAGCAATTACAAGATGTAAAAAATTACATCATAGACCAACTAGAAAGTGATGTTGGATTAGACCAACATATTAGTGACTTGCACCACTACTTATTAAATGAAGATTATTTCATAATCGGATATTGGAAGGCGGAACAATGGTTAAAAAAAGACAATGGTTCAGTCTTTGAAGCTATTGAAACAATAAAAGACTATGAACAGTCTAATTTTGGCCAAGTATCAACTGATCTTTCTAGTTCTGAAAGTGTAGCCAATATGTTGGCATACATTTTAGGAGAGCAGATTTTATATAATAATGATACTTACAATTTATTCACTAGATTTCATAATGAATATCTAGATGAAGATAAAAGAGATTTACTTATATCTAGCTTAAAAGGAGAATAAAAAAAAATGACTTTATCTAAAGAAAGAAAAAACTATTTAACAAAAATAGCTGAACAAATAACTTTTGAATTATGCCGTGATTTAAAAGTTGATGAATGGACAAGAGAGCAGAAACAAAACTTTAAAAAAATAATTATTGAAGCGGAGAAATTGAATGGCTTTTAATAAAAAAGAAAAATTAGAGTGGTTAGAACTAACCACTTTAATAAGCAAAGATATAAAGCTATCTAAAAAACAATTAGATAGATTTTATTGGTTAAAAATTAAGGGTTATTATTATGCCTAAAATTAAAGTATCAATTAGTGATTATTGGGATTATTTTTGGCAACAATTTAATTCTGAATATTATGAATCATGTCAAGGTTATGCTGACTACGATGAATGTTGGATTAAAACAAAAAAGTTAGTTGATTCTCAAATATATACAAGTTATACGGAGACTTAAAAAATTAAGTCTCTTTTTTTATTGCTTAATCAGTAAACTTAGTATATAGTAACTTATGAACACTTACATAAACTTATGACTAAAACTAAAAGTCAGAATCCTATGAATGGGCAACCCATGAATGGGTTAGTGTATCAATCAATTATGAATGAGTACGGGGTTAACCCGTCTTTAATTGGCATTGATACTAAAATACAACGTGCATTTACTTTGAATGATGAAGTAATGCTTAGAAAAATTCTTGAATGTGAATACTAATTAAAACAATGAATCCAAAAGACCACGTTTTTACATTTTATTCTGACCCTGCTCATGGCTGGTTAGAAATGCCTGTATCTATAGTCAAAGAACTAGATATGGGATTTGCTCAAATTTCTGAATTTTCTTATTACAACAAAGAAACAAAACTTGTATATATAGAGCAAGATTGTGATTTGTTAAATGTAAAAAGAGAATATGAAAAGAAGTTTAATCAAAAATTACTTGACCCTGATAGGGTAGTTCATATTGATTTAGATGAAGATAACTTTATTAGAAAGTTACCACCTTATGTAACTTATACAGTTGAGTGTCATTCAGCTACACCAATAGAACCTAGTGAGCAAGAAATTCTTTATAAAAAAGATCAAAAACTAGCTTTAGTTAAAACTTTTTTACAGTTTTATAATTCATCCAATAGTAAGTTAGATGAAAAACTTAAATCAGATATTGTTTGGTTTGGTACTGGACTAACTAAAACTGAATTTGAAGTATGTCAAAACGTAGCTAAAGACTATTTCATGAAGGGATATAAAGGTGACGAACTATGAATAAATTAGAATCAACAATACCTTTTGATGGTTTTTATGAATCATTTATTAGTGCTGATATAGATCATCAAATAGGGCAACAAATAGAATGGGATTGTGATATATATGACTTAAATGAATCTGAAGAAGAAATTTTATATAATAATTATTTAACTGTTAATACATCATATTTTTATAATCAAATAGCTGAAGATTATACAAACTTTTATATTGATGCACTTAATGAGAAATTAAAAGGATTTACATTAAAGGCAACTTATAAGTGTTTTAAGAGTCCAAGAGAATATAATTTTGAAACAGATAGAATTTTTATAGAGATAGAGGAAAATCATGCAGCAGATTTTATTGAACATATAGTTAAAAATTATCAAAAAGAGTTAGAAAGTAAAATTGAAGATAGATTTAGAAGTAGATCAGGATTTATTTCTTTTTATAAAAACAGTATAGATTTATGGACTAAAGATTTTAAAGAATGGGATTGTAATATGATAGGCACTTGTTTTGAATTATTTAATTTAGAAGATGAAGATATAAATTATTCACTTAGAGAATACTTGAGTGAGAGAATAATGTTTAATTTAGGAAATACGTTAGGTAAAGATGGTATTGAATTATTAGATAAGAAACAAAAAGAAAAAGATAACAAAGAATTAATAGATAAACAACAACTAAAACTAAATTTTAATTAGAGGAGGTTAAATAATGTTAGATAAAGAAAAGTGGGAATATTCAAGAGAAGAAGCTAAAGATTTAGCTCAAGATTATCTTGATAGAGAAGAAACAAGAGCTAGTTGTATCAAATATTTTGAATCACATTTTAAAATATCAACTTCAACTGCTAATAGATGGTATAACAGAATTTATAATGAATTAATTGTACCTGATATACAAAATGCACTAGATATAAAATCATACAAAGAAGTAGTTGAAAGTGAAATAGAAAATTGTATGAAAAAATTAAAAGAATTGACTATAGAAGAAAAAGTAAATGTATTAACAAAAATAACTAAATTAAAAAAAGATTTAAAAAAGTTGTGAGAAATTCTCATGAGAATCACTAATTAATTAACTGGCATTAAAGGTTTTTTGGGTGATGTTTCCCTTTATGTAAGTCCAGTACTTTTCAAATTACAAATTTTATTATGACCAAACAATTTACTTCAGTAATTACTGTAGAGTTTGCATACAATAATCGTGTAGCTAACTCTAAAGAAGAATACATTGAACTGTTAAAACAACAGTACTTAGAGCAACATGATATTGAATTAGAAGATCATGAAATTACAGAAATAAAGGAGATTGAAAATGATTAATGATTTATTACCACTACCAGAAGATAGATTTATAAAATTATCTTTAGATGATATTAAAAATATGATTACTTTTCTTTTATCAATACAACAAAATTATAAGGGAGATAAATATATTTTTGAAATGACTGAAAGTATGATTGATTTATTTCTAGATCAATTATCTGTTGAAGATAGAAATTTAATGATAGGGGAAGAAAATGAGTGATTCATTCATGCACAAACATCAGGCTTCACTTGATAGTCAAAGAGAAGATGATGCAATTCAGTATTTAGAAGATACTGGTGTTTACCCTAACGTATTTGAAAATTCAATACTTATTGAAGATAAAGACTTTCCTTATGAGGAAGAAGATTATGACTAATTTTGTACCTATGAC